GGAGGGCGAACACCAGGTGCGAATAGCCCTGGAGGTCGAGGTGGTTCTGGTTATTTCTTTTTTCCAGTAAGTCAACCTTATGGACCACATCCATATTCAGTAGGTGGACGAGGTGGTCAGAATAATCCACAGAGTGGTACTCCTGGAGGATCTACATCTTTGACTCCTTCACCAATATCAGCGCCAGGTGGCACAGGTGGTAATAATGCAGGTCCGGGTGCAAGTAACTCTGTATCTCCAGGTCCAGCTGCGCTTGGTATAAATAATAACCAATTAATAAATGGATCAGAAGGATTACCAGTTACTGAACCTGAAGATACAAAATCTGTCGATGGTTATTTATATATTTACGAAAACATTTTGAGTTAATTATGGCAATAGCATTATTTAGAAAAGACACAACTTCCCCAGTAACTTTTTTTAGAGTATTCGCAACACAATCATTAGTTACTGAATATGGTTATACTAATACTAACATTTATAAATCAGTTACTATTACTGATGCTGAATTTAACAATATTAGAACAAACGTTAGAATACCTGAGTCAGTAGATTCAGATAACAATATTACTTGGAGAACAGAGGAAGACACACCTTCATGGAGTAAAGAAAACTTTGAATATAATCTTAAACAAACAATAGCTGCATTAAAACATGTAAATGAAAATCGTAACGGTCATTCTCAACAAACAGTTTTCACAAATTACATAAATTTTCTTCAAGGTATAGATACAAGTTCAATAACTTGGCCTTATGCAAAAGATTTAGAAAAACACGCATCAGATGCAGGTCAAACTTTTATACACGTTTCTGAGATTCCGTAAAGTCTTGTTTAATATTTTAAATATGTTATAAGTCTTCATGTTCTTTAAAAAAATACAATTTAAAGCACCTGAAAATTATTTAAAAGCTGATTTAGAATCTCCAATACCCGCAAAAAAAAATATACCAGAATGGTATAAAAAATTAACTCACACACTTGATAAAAAAACAGTAAAAGGATGCATGCCTTTTTTAGATGCTTTGACAGCAGGGTATATAATAAAAACCCCTTATGATTTTGCCATAGTGCACAACGAAAAAAATCCTAACCATGGCAAAGTTTCACAAGGTAATTTTTCTGCTTTAAAAGAGGTACGAAAAGCTTCCCAAGATTTAAATATACCTTTTATGGATAATTACACACATGAACCATTTCAGTTAGAAGGAAGTCCTCAATTAGAAAAAAATTCAAATATGGGATTTCACAAATTTGTAAATCCTTGGATTATAAAAACACCCCCTGGATATTCATGTTTATTTGTTTCACCAATGAATAACAAAGATGATAGATTTGATGTAATATCAGGTATTGTAGATACCGATACTTATAATATTCCCATAAACGTACCCTTAATAATAAATAGTGATAAATATAAAAGTATTAAAACAATTGTAAAAAAAGGAACACCAATAGTTCAAGTCATGCCGTTTAAAAGAGACTCTTGGGAAATGATAATTAAAAGTTATACAAAAGAAGAATTAGATATTAACCTTGTAAAAATTTTTTCTAAGTTTTTAAATAAATATAAAACTATGTTCTGGAATAAAAAATTATGGCACTAAAAAAATATATAAAAATTTACGATAATGTAATTCCACTTGATACAGTAGGGTCATTAACTAAATTTATTTCTAATTTAGACTTTAAAACTGCAAAAGTTGGATTGGGTCAAGAGGAAACAGATATTCGTAATGTGTTGGATAGGTCCTTAACTAATAGCTGTAAAAATATGACTGAAATAAAATGGTTTAATTTTATAAAACACGTTTTTACACAATATACTCAAAAGTATGTTTTCAATGTTGTAAAGCAAGAATCTCNTAGTATTAATCCTGGACAAATTTTAGAAATAAACGCTTTGAAATATAAAACAGGTGGACATTATATTTATCATGTAGATTATTTTGAAGCTCACCCAAGGCAGTTTAGTTTAATTTTATTACTTAATAATGATTACGAAGGTGGCGAATTAGTTTTTAATGATCCATCTTATCAAAACGAATATATCATACCAGTAAGGCCAGGAAGACTACTTGTGTGGCCTAGTAATTTTTTGTTCCCTCATAAAGTAAATAAGGTTACAAAAGGCACAAGATACAGTATAGTAGGGTGGTCTTATTAATGAATAAACTAGAAAATAATTTATATATCTTAGTAAAAAATTTCATCTCTCAGGATGAAATTAATATTTTAAAAAATTATTGTAAAATAGCACATAGATTTAATGATAGACATTTTGATCCTGTATTAAACTTTGACACAGGAATTTATAGTGATCCTGTTTTTGAATCTTTAATGGTAAGTAAAACTAAAAAAATGAGTGAGATATGTGAAAAAGATTTAGTCGAGACATATAGTTATTGGAGAATGTACACAAATGATGCAACTTTAAAAATGCACTCTGATAGACCATCTTGTGAATTTAGTGTAAGTGTTATGATTGATTCTGATGGCACACCTTGGCCTTTTGTTGCAGGTGATAATTCAATTGATATGAAACCCGGAGATGCAATAGTTTATAAGGGATGTGATTTAAAACATGGTAGACCTGATCCGTATAAAGGTGATTATCACTCACAAGTTTTTTTACATTACGTAGATAAAAATGGAAAAAACAAAGATTGGATCTATGATTCAAGACCAAGTTTAGGAATGCCAAATACAAAAAAAAGGAGATAGTATGAAATTTGTTTATGAAAAAGAAAGTTCAAAAATAGTGTTTAATTTTAAAGAAAGATTAACTCTTCTTTTTACAGGTAAATTAGAATTTACTGATAAGAATATGAAAAAACTTTTTAATAATCTTTTTAAAATATGTGTAGATTTTCAAGTCAGATTTGACAAAAACGTCCAAAAGCTAGTAAACGATCCACGAGAAGAGATAGATACTAAGTAACTTGTATAGTTTATATCAGAGCGTTAGTTTGCTATAATAGCGATATGCCTTTAGCAAAAGTAAACATAGCACCAGGATTCGACAAACAATCTACACCTTCGGATGCAGAGGGTCGTTGGGTAGATGGTGATAATGTAAGATTTAGATACGGAGAACCTGAAAAAATTGGTGGCTGGCAAGCATTAGTTAATAAAGAATTAGTGGGCGCAGCTAGAGCTCAACATGTATGGGCAAATACCGCTGGTAAAAGATATGCTGCTATTGGAACTAATAAAGTATTAATTATATATTTTGATGGTGCCTTTTACGATATTACACCTTTAGACACAGATAATTATTCTACTGGCGCTAACATAACAACGACCAACGGATCAGCCACAGTAACCATTACAACATCCTCTCCTCATAACTTAGATGTAGGAGACATAATTACTTTTGCTAATGCTGGATCTTTTGGAGGTGATACAAATTATACAGCGACAGATTTTGATGATAAATTATTTGAAGTACAAACTGTTCCTTCAACGACAACTTTTACAATTACGATGCCCTCAGCTGAAACAGGGGCAGGAGAAACCAATGATGGAACTCTAGATGTTAGACCTTATGTTGCTGTAGGACCTTTAACTCAATCTGCGGGTTTTGGTTGGGGAACATATTTTTTTGGTGGAAGACCTGTAGCACAAATAACAACTACTATGAATAATGGAGGCAATATGTTAGTTGGTGATACCTCGGTTGTTTTAACAGACTCATCTATTTTTCCTGCATCAGGAAAAATTAGAATTGGTTCTGAAGATATGGAATACACAACAAACACCACTGGCACAAACACAATCAGCGGAATTACTAGAGGCATTAACGGAACCTCAGCAGCAGAACACACTGATGGATCTACAGTAACAGACATCACAGAATACACAGGATGGGGAGATGCGTCTTCAACTAGTTCAGTAACTATAGAACCTGCTAACTGGTCATTAGATAATTTTGGAAATATTTTAATAGCGACTGTGCATAACGGAGAAACTTTTACTTGGGACGCATCCCTTTCAAATGCTTTACAAACAAGAGCTACAATTGGATCAGGAATGCCTACAAAATCTGTAATGACTATTGTTTCAGATAGGGACAGACATTTATTTCATTTAGGAACAGAGACAACAGTCGGATCTCCATCTACACAAGATAAAATGTTTATTAGATTTTCTGATCAAGAAAGCACAAGTGTATATGAACCAACATCAACGAACACCGCAGG